TACGGTGCTGCTGCGTCTGCTGGCCAGTTCCTGATTGGAACGGTTGACCAGGGTGGTTCGACATCCTCGACGGCGGTCCTCGTGAATGTCGACCTGTGGATGGGTGGCTGGAGAGGTTCCTGAGTAATTTAGGAGATAGCCTGCCCGTGGGAAACTGCGGGCAGGCATCCTTTTATGACACGGACAGCCCACATCGAGGGAACGCTCAATGCGCAGCCAGTGGCGGTTGACGTGCCGTTGTACAAGCAGCCGTTCGCCAATGCTGACGTGACGGTTGACGACATGGTGTTCCGAGTCGAGGGGATCGGTGACATTGCCAACGAGATGGCAGCAACAACCGAGGGCGAGTTGGTTGTGATTGACGGGGATCTGCTGATTCGGCGGTGGAAGACAGCAGGCAACAACGAGAGGGAGAAATGGGTAATTCGAGCAACGACGTGGCATCGTCCGCGAAAGATCTCCTTGAATGCATAGGCGTTGATAGCGAGCCTTTCCAGATGCCGTCGGCGCTAGGGGGCAATTCTTTCCGCATGTCTATGCGGGAAACCACGCTCAACATCTTCGGTGAGTTTGGCGGTGCTGTTGGTATCGCCAGTCTAGTCAGGCAGGCATTCGAGCAGTCGCCACCAGGAAGTGCCGCACAAGCGTCCATCTTCAAGATGATCCTCACCGGGTTGGAACGGTACGGCGAAGAGGACATCGACGAGGACGAGATCTCTATCGAAGCTCTTGAGAAGCAGATGTACGAGTCCTTCATGGATGACTTGATGTTACGTCTCCCTCCGAACCTTGCCAAGTCGGTTAAGAGGGCGTTGGCGTGAATCAAGCTACACTCTCAGCAATACGAGCTATCAAATCAAAGCAGCATAACGTGCTGAGTAGGCTTGCGTCTCTCAAGGCAGAGACGTTGCAGATGTACCAACCGCTACCACCGGCGGCTGAGTTCCATGCGTCGATGGCAAAAACTAGGGTAAATTTTGGGTCGAACCGATGCCTTGGTGGGGAGCAGGAGATCTACGACCCAGTTCGTGGTGAGTTACGCCGGGTAGACTCTATCGACAGCGACTTCCACGTATACAGTCTGAATCCAGAGACTGGTGAGATTGAAGTCAAGCGTGCCAGTCGCCCATTCATTAAGGGGCATGGTGCTCTGTATCGGGTACGCCTGTCAAACGATGAAGTGATAGTCACGACACTCAAACATCGGATTCTAACTGTTTCTGGTTCGTGGGTATCTGTTGAGGACGCCTACGCTTCCGGGGAATCTCTTGTGTGCGAGGAAGACGAACACGTCATAGTAGAAGACTATGTGCTTGTTCGCGATGACGTGATATGGGATATCACCGTTGATGCGTATTCCAACTACCTTATGGCGGGCGTAATCAACAAAAATAGTGGCAAAACGGAAACAGGTGTTTTTGAACTAGCTAGAGCAGTTCTGAACTGTGATCCCTACAACAAGTTTCCCCAGAAGGGGCTGGGCCTCATTGTTTCAGAGGACATGGATCACTTGGGTGCCCTGTGGCGTAAGCTAACGAGCCCTGGTGAGATCAAGAAGATACGTGACGAGCACACGAACCTCTGGCGTGCTGTTCGATACGACGCAGACGATCCAACAAGACTTGACCCATATGACGATGCGTACCGCGAGAAGTGGGCGGACGCTCCTCCGATCCTGCCAACACGTAGCTATCAGACGCCGTCATGGGAGAACGCCAGTCGAGAGATCCCTCGCTACGTCAAGTTCAACACAGGCTGGAATAGCCTGTGGCGTTCGTCAGAAGGAAAACCACAGAAGGGCGAGCATTATAACCTAGTGCTGTTCGACGAGCAGTTGCACAATGAGCAGTTCTACATAGAAGCCAGACGTGGTTCTGTGGCGTTGATGTCTGACACGCATGTTCCGAGACTCTGGTGGAACGCAACTCCGCAGATCACGAACCTGCAACTTCAGGAACTGGTTGAGGCTGCTGAGACTGGAGATCGGGATGCGGCGGCGTTCCTATTCCTTATCGTCAACAACCCGTATGTGCCAGAGGCAGAGAAGCAATCGTTCTACAACGACTTGAGTGAGGACGAGCGTCTGACGCGTTGGGAAGGCAAGTTCGCTCTGTCAGGGCAGCGGGTGTATCCCACGTTCAACGTCTACGGAGTTCATGGGCAGGAAGCGTTTGCCATACCCCCGAACTGGACTCGGTATTTCACGGTCGATCCTGGAACGAAGTACTGCGCCACCCTGTTCTACGCTGTGGACCCGGAAGAACAGCATGTGTGGGTCTACGACGAGGTGGTGATCAACGCCTCGAACCTTCCTGCGTGGTCGGCTGAAGTCAAGAATCGGCAGACTGACTACGCCTACGAAGCAGCGGTGATGGACAATCGGGCTGGAATTCAGCACCAAATGGGCCTGTCGACTAAGACAACCGCAGCAGAATACTTCGCCGCATTGCGTGAAGCTGGGGTAGTTGTCCGAACCCTTGGGCCTATGGACGGGTTCCATCCGGGCATGCCAAATATCGCTGCTCGTGAGACAACTGTGCGCCGTAGCCTTGAGATCCGTGGGACAGGTCCATTCGAGGGCACCCCCAAATTGCAGGTTTTCAGGGGTTGTTGTCCTAAACTAGAGCAGGAAATCAAGTACGCCCATTACGACCTACGGACTGGAAAGCGATCAACTAGGGTTCCGCAGGACGTGGTGACCACCCTTGAGTACACCATGTCTTATCGACCTGGATACCATGAGCCACGTCTCCCGAATAGCTCTGTGAAGCGTGAAACTCCAGGCAAGGCAATGGCTGAGAAGATGGAGAAGCGAAGAAAGAAACAGCGTCGTCGGTCCTCCTCAGGCAATTATGGCGACGAGATGTCTATCGGTTAGTCCCTCCAATGTCCCCTCTAGGAGTTTGCTATGAGCGACGTATTCGGTGAATTTGTGATGCCCGAGTTGTGGGTTGGCACCGAGATTGAAGTGAGCACTGATCCTGCGTTCACGAATCCCGACTGGGGAATCGTCGTGACACCCAAGCGTCAGTCGGCTGACATCTGGTTCCACGGTACAGGCGACGGTAACTGGCGTGGAGGTCCGCTGGAAGACTGTTGGTATGTCGGCGATCCTCGCATCAAAGAGAACCCTGGCATCATCAACGCCCAAGAGCGCCGTGGCGTGTTCCGCTTGTCGAAGCGGGAGATTGCCATGCGGGCAGTCGCTGGCCAGATGGAATCACTTGAGAAAGCGGTTCTGGCTCTGTCAAAAAGAGTCGAAGTGCTTGAACGAAAAGCAAAGGCGGCTATGCAATGAGCTGGCTCAAAAGCCTCACGACCCTCTGGGAACGTCAGTTGAAGGGTGCCGAAAAGACGAAGAAGCGTCGGTTCGGAGATTCGGCTGATAGGATCTGGGGCTTTCTGGGAAAGAGTTTCTCTCAGTTGCATATGGGGAACGACTACGACGACGGCGAGCCCAGGGCGTTTCACGACGCCGATGGGCCACGTCACAAGGTACGGCGTAATCTTGCTGCTGAGTACGTAGCGTTGATTATGCCGTATGTCTTCCCCGAGGTGCCACGAAGACTGGCGAAGCCTCGTCGGCCAGAGTTGCCACCGGAGCTTCGCCAACTATTCAACCCGTCTGCGATCTTGAAGGCTGGGCTGCCGTTGCCAATGGCAGAACAGCTTGGATCCTACATGCTGTCGTTCTACCTCGACTTCACGCCGGGCCAGTACCATTTGGCGAAGGAGATTCGTCGTGGGCTCCCCGAGTCGCTGGTGAAGGGCATGCAGGTAGTCTGGCATGCGATCCACGAAGACGGTTCTGGGATCATGCCCGTCATTCAGCACGATAGCATTGACGGACTGCTTGTCGATCCTGATTCGCAGACGATGCGTGAGGCAGCATGGGTAAGCAGGAAGCGTCGAGCTAGTGCCTGGCGACTGGAAGAACTGTACGGTGTGCCAGCAAAGTTGATTCGGGCACGGTACGCAAGCCACTTGGCCCAAGCAACGTGGGGCGACAAGCACGCTGAGGACTCGGAAGACGACCAGCAAGGCGACATTGTCGAGTACTTTGAGGTCTACAGTCGTATCGGGCTGGGTATGCAGCTTCCAACTGCTACTGAGGAATTGCTGGAACAACGGGCGACTCTGGAGGATATCAAGAACGCCTTCCTGGTTATCGTACCGGGAATGGACTACCCGCTGAACTTGGCCCCCGAGAAGCTGGACGTTGAAGGCGTCGAGTCTGAGATACGCGCAAGACTCGACTGGCCTATCCCGCTGTACGAGAACTACGACCCATGGCCATGTACGATACTTGGCTACTACCCACACTCTGACGACCCGTGGTATCAGTCTCCGCTGAAGGGCAGTCTTCCTCTGCTGGTGTTCCTCGATCATGCGTGGAGCTTCCTGCTTGGCCGAGTTCGGGCAACGTCCCGAGACATCATCATCGTCTGCGATGCTCTGGAGCTTGAGATTCAGGACGCGTTGGAAAGCGGCCTGGACCAGGAGATTATCACAGCGTCCATTGAAACGATGCAGGATCTGTCGAAGCTGATCCATGTCGTGCAGTTCCCTGAACTGAAGGCAGAGTTCTTCAACGTGATTGACAGAGCGGAACAGCGATTCGAGCGAGCTAGCGGAATGACTCCGTTGATGCACGGTGAGAGTTCGTTCCAGATGCGTTCTGCCGAAGAGGCCCGCATTCGTGAAGGG